GTCGTAGGTCAGCCCACCGGCGGTCATCAGGCTGCTCACGTACGCGCCCCACTCCTGGAGCGACGCCTTGTCGATGTCGCCGAAGCGGTGCGTCGGCCAGAGCGCGCGCGGCACGCCGTTGAGGCGCAGCATGCGGGCGGCCTCGACGTTGATCGTCTCCGACAGCGCGCCCAGCAGCGAGTCACCCTGGAGGCGGAACGCGTCGGTCTTCGACTCGTCGAGGCTCTTGGCGCCCACGCCGTCCATGCCGGCGTACATGAACGCGGCGCCCAGGCCCACGCTCATCTCGCCGCGGATGCGCCGAATGACGTCGGATGTGTTGACCTGGCGTGAGCCACCCGAGGCCATCAGACGGAAGCGGAACTGGGTGGGGTTGCCGTCCGGGTCGAGCTCGGCGGGGATGACCACGCCCTCGAGCCCGTCGCGCTCCACCAGCGTGACCAGCTCCTTCATCTGGCGCAGCGTCTCCTGCTCGTCCGCGCTGGCGCCGGCGCCGAACAGCTTGGGCGGCACCTCCATCACGGGCATGCCGGTGAGGTCGCGCTTGATACCGATCGCTTCGAGCTCCTCGAAGATGCGCTTGAAATAGTAGGCTCTCTCGGCGAGCGAGAGCATCGACAACCCCTCCGGGTTGTTCTTCGTGTGGCGGAACCGGAAGTGGACGACCTTGGACATCGGGATCCACACCAGGGACCGCGTCTCCTGCGGCGATTGCCAGAAGCCCAGAAGCTCCCGCTTGTCGTCCGACCACTCCCAGCGATCGACGGACTCGAGCGGCCGGATGTCCCACGACCGCCACGCGAGCCAGCCGTCGTTGTAGTCGCTGGCGAACATAGGGTCGTCGACGTCGCCGCGACAGACCTTGTAGGTGACTTCCATCGGCGCCGCGCCGTCGCGGGCGGTGTGCTCGATGACCGTCGACATGCGCGCTCGGGGCGTCTCGTCCATGTCCTCCCAGGCGCCCGCCATCCGGTCCGCGATGCGCTGCGCCTCGGGGGAGGGAGAGGCGTCGCTCTCCCCGATCGGCTTGGCTGGCTCCCACAGCGAGGGCGCGCGGTTGAGGAAGTTCACCAGGTTGTTGATGAAGCCACCGGCCGTCGTGTCGCTCTCGCCCATCTCGCGGAAGACCTTGAACCGCTGGCCGCCGACGAGCCGCGGGCGCCACTCCTCGTAGACGTGGCCCGAGGTCTGGCGGAGGGAGGGGAGGCCGAGCTTGAGGAGGGGGGAGGCGGGCGGGCGCGCGCGGGACGAACGGGAGCGGGCCACGCCGCAGTCTGGGCCGGCTGTCCACCGCTGCGCCACCGCGCGAGGTAGACCGCTGGCCTACCCCCGGAAGACCATGCGCTGCACCGCCAGCGAGAACTCGCCGCTCACGTGGCCCCAGGAAGACGTCCGCGTCGGTGGCGCCTCGACCCACGCGCACGCGTAGCCGATGCCGTTCATGAGGCCGTACACCTGCCACATGAGGTCGAGCTGTGGCCCCAGCGACATGCGGTCGATGCGCGTTCGGATGGACTGCGGCCCTAGCCCTGGACGCACGCTCGGTGTCTCTGCGATGAGGTCTCCACCCTCCTCCCGCAGCGTCCACACCACGTCGCCATCTTGCACCGTGAGGGCTTCGCTCGTCGTCATCATCCCCTCCCGTGTCGTAGCTTCAGCGTCGCCACCTCGCCGCGCGTCAGCGTGACGGCGTCGGGCAGCTCCGCGGTGATGGCCTTCGCCGTACGCCGACGGATGACCGGGGCAGTCGTGCACTGGCAGTTGATGGTCTCGCCAATGGGCGCGCTCGGGTCGCCAGGGTAGCGCAGCCGGTTCCCGCGCTCGGTCACGAAATACTCGCCGAGCTTCACGCGCTTGCCGTTCATGTGGCCGTGCCGCTCGGAGCCCAGCCGCGCCAGCCACTCAATCTCCTCGACGCCCGTCGCCTTGTAGCCCTCGACGATGCCGGTGTTCTCGGCCTGCGCCAGCTCCGTCTGCGCGATGATGGCGGCCCGCTCCGGCGAGAAGACGCGGATGCGGCCGTCGACCTCGCGCCCGTGAAACTGCGTATGGATGCGCCGCGCGATCTCGCCCATGCTCGGGACCTTCGCCTCGCTCTGCGCCTCCGCCACGATCTGGCGCACGCTCGCGCGCACCTCGTCCTTCGTCGTGGCCAGGAGGTCGTTGACCCGCTCCACCACGCCGTTGCGGTACTCCCAGAACCACTTGATCTTGGTCGGCTTGCCCTCGACCGCGTCGCGCATCAGCGTGCCGCGGAACGCGAGGTCGTCCATCACGGGCGCCTTCGGCTTGCCTCCTGCGGGCGGCTCGACACCGACACGCCGCCGGACCACGGTCTCGTCCTCGGGGTCGACGGTCACCGGCACACGCGTCACGCCGAGGTCGCGGAGAGCGGCCAGGCGGTGTCGACCGTCGCGGACCGAGATGTCGCCGCCCGACCGCACTACGATCTCTGGCATGTTCACTGGGGTGCCGTTGCGGATGGCGGCTCGCAGGAACTCGATCGCCTGCCGATAGCGGTCACCGATGCCACCCGCGCCACCCGAGCCCACGTAGAACGAAGGCGATCGGCGGAGCTCGCCGTCCAGGGCTTCGATGTCCACCCAGACCACGCGCCGCCCCTCCTCCTCGGCGATCGGCGACCGCCCGAAGACCGGCCCACCCCCCGTCTGCGCCGCCGCCCGTGAGGCTGCGCTGGCCGCCTGGCGGATGCCGAAGCGCGACAGCAGCGCGATGAGCTCGTCGCGGAGCTCGGCCTCGGTGGCCTCGCGCGCCTTCGCCGACGCGCCCATCTCCGCGAGCACGCGCCGCGCCTCCAGCTCACCGAGCCGCCCCAGCAGGCGCGCCACCTGCACCGCGAGCGGCTTCGCACGGGCCACGACCTCCGCCCGCGTCTGGGCCTGTCGGCGGGACGTCACCCCGCCACCGTCCCCGCCAGAGCGCGCACGGTCAAGCGCCTCGGATGGTCGAGGGGCGCGCGTTCAGCCCGAGCCGCGGCGCGACCACCGACGGCGTGCGCAGCACCAGGTTCGTCGCCGCCCACACGAGCGCGTCGAGTCGGTCGGGTGAGTCGTTCCCGGGCTCCCACCCGCAGAGCTGGTCCTCAAGGTCCGAGAACGCCCCCGCGTGGAAGACGCGCCCCTGCTCGTACAGCGCGGCCACCGGCTCGGCGCGCGTGCGCTTGCCGTCGCTGGCGTGCTCGCGCTTGATCGGGAGGTCGATGTCCGCGGCGCGCAGGATGCTCTCGACCATGTCGCCGCCTTGGTTGTCCTCGGCCACCACGCGGTCCGCCTTCCAGCGCGCGAAGGCCTTGGCCGTCGCACGCGCCCAGCCTTCGGGGCTGTAGATGTCCGAGAGGTCCTCCAGCACCCACAGCTTGCGGCTCGACGTCACGCCCGCCACCACGATGCCGGTCTCGTTGCTCTCCTCGTCCTTGTTCGCGCTGCGCTTCTGCGAGATCGCGGGGTCCACCGCGACCACGATGCGATCGAGCTGGCCCACCAAGGCCTCGCGCACGCGGAGCGCCCGCTCGTCGCGCATCTCGTCGGTGATGACCGGCGCCACCGCCCAGCGGCGGCGGACGTTGTCGGGCACCACGTCCATGCGGCGCGCCTGCTCGACCATCGCCCGCTTCCACAGCGCCCCGGGCGCCTCGTCGAACATCTCACCGTCGAGCTCCTGCCGCCCCAGCGTCGTCCCGTCGTACCGCTCCAGCACCTCGCGCAAGTACTCCGGGTCGAGGTTGCCCGCGTTGTCCGCGGTGCGGCCGCGCGTCAACGTCGTGCTCCTGCGCTGGATAATCTGTCGCAGCCACTCCTTGGGGCGCGGGGTCGTCGTCAGGATCGCGCGGGGGCCGTCCGGGTGCGGCAGGCGCAGACCGAACGAGAGCTGATCCCACGCGTCCCGTGTCCGCCAGGCCGCGGCCTCGTCGCCCCAGGCGAAATCGTGCTGGGGCCCGCGGAGCTGGTCCGGCTTCTCCGCGCTGTACGTGTAGCCGACCGCACCGTTGGGCCACTTCAGCAGCGTCTGCGATGGGATCCACTTCGGCCGGAAGTCGTCCGGGCTCAGCGTCAGCAGGCCCGAGGGGCCCTCCAACATCACGCGGATGTCGCCCGCCGTCCGCCCCAGCAGCGCGACCCGCCGGTAGCCACGCTCGCGCACGGCCTCGATCACCGTCCCCGAGCCCGTGTGCGACTTCCCGACGCCGCGGCCGCCCATGTACAGCCACGTGCGCCAGCGCCCCTTGGGCCACGACTGCTCGGGCCGCCGCCAGAACTTCCACGACTTGCGGAGCTGGCCCGCCTGCGTCTCCGTCAGGCCGCCCAGCAGCGCGCGCCGATCTTCGTCGGGCAGCAGCGCCAGCGTCTCAGCGAGGCTCCGCCCCACCCTCGTCCTCGTCGCGCGCCTGGCCCGTGAGGCGCCCGCGCAGGTCCGTGATCATCGCGTCCAGCGCCAGCAGGTTGTCGGTCTTCTGCGTCACGCTGAATGCCTCGGCCGCGTCCAGACCCATCAGCTTCGCGCGGCGCTGCTGCACGCGGATGATCGACAGCGTCGCCGCGGCCAGGCCCTCACCGTCGCCGGCGGCGTGCGCGGCCTCGGCCTGCGCGAGGCCCATGCGCTCGAGCTCGTCCAGGGTCGCGAGGTCGAGCTGGCGCAGCTCCTCCGCGCTCTCGGCCGTCGCCTCCCGGAGCGCCGTGAGCGCGCGCTCCACCGCCTTGCGCGCGCCGCTCTCCTCGGCGTACCCGCACTCCGCCGCGATCACGCGGTAGGGCAGCCGCTTCTTGCGCAGGTCCACCGCCTTGGCGACACGCTCGGCCTCGGTGAGCACGGCCGCGCCGGTCTTGCTTCTGCTACGCGCCATCGGAACCCCTCAGGTCGGATTGTAGCACGGTCTCTCGTGGCGGCTCGACACGACCAACGCCCAGCCGCGTCCGCTCCGCTTCATCTCGGGCCCGGATGGCCCGTATCTCGTCGCGGTAGTAGGTCCACTCGTGCTCCACGCGGCCGCGCTCGGCGCCGCGCTCCTCGGCCAGCATGTCCACGCGCAGGTGCTCGCGGTCGAACAGCCCGCCCATGGTCATCGCGTAGATCGGGTGGACCGGCAGGTCGTGGGCTTCCAGGTAGGCAAACACGTCCTTCGTCGTCCACCAGCCGAGGGGCATCGAGCCACTGGCCGAGTTCTCGCCGAACTTGCACATGCTGATGCGGCGCACCCGGGACTCTTGCGCGCGCACGCCGGTGATGTGGCCCGGTCCGTGACGGCGCACCGCCTCGGCCAACCCGTGGCGGAAGTACAGCGACGACGCGGCGGTCAGCTCCCGCGTGTAGTCGTACTCCACCACGATCTCCTCGTAGCGGAGGCCGGGGTGCTGCTGGAGAAACGCGTCCCGCACGCGCTCGCAGTCGGGGTTGAACCACCACGAGCCCTTCACCCAGACGAGCGGGAGATCGATCTCGTGGCGAAGCAGCCAGGCCAGGTGCGCGACCACGGTGGAGTCTTTGCCCCACGAGACGGAGACGTAGGCGCGCGTCGTCGCGACGAAGTCACGGATGGCCTGAAGGGCACGCGCGGGCTTCTTCCCGCGCGCGAGCATGCGCCCCAGGATGGCGTCCGTCCGCGCGTGCGTCGCCCACACCTCCAGGTCACGCGCCGTGTGCCGGGGGCTGGCGATCAGCATGCCGCCCCCGCCGCTTCCACCCGTCGTGCTCGGGCAGCACCGTCACCAGGTCGGGGCGCTCGCCCGGCCCATGCGGCACCACAACAAATCGCAGCCGGTGCGGCCGGCCCGTGCGCCAGACCTCCCCGGTGCGCCCGTCCTCGAGCGTCTTGACCTTGGTCCGATGCGCCACCAGCGACAAGCGGATGAGTCGGCCCAAGGCCTGGCTCGGTGTGAGCTCGGGCGCGACCCGCTCCCGGTAGCGGTCGACGGCGTGGCTCGTGATGCGCCATGGTCCTACGAGCCCCCGACCTTCGTGAGCCGCCAGTGCCCCCGGGATGGGCGCGTCACCACCCGCTCGCCCATCGCCACCAGCGTGTGCGTCACCGTCGACGTCGATTTGCCCACGTCGTCCGCCAGCTCGCGCGTCGTCGCCTCTCCACCACGCGCCTTCAGCGCCTGACGTAGCGTCTCCGCCGCCACACCCGACCCCGAGGCGTGCACCATCCGGCCCGGCGTCGGTGCTCGGGGCGCCAACACCGGCCGCGTAGGGCGCGGCCGCGCATCCACCGCAGGCAGCACGGTGCCCAGAGTCCGGACCTCGGCCGGCCGCAGGCGCGCGAGTACGATCTCCAGCGCCTGCCGCGCCTCGTCCTCCGGCACGCCCTCGATCGCCTCGCCCAGGCGCACGATGAGCGCGCCGAACTTCTGGACCTTGAGGGTGCGGCTCGTGAGCTCCACCGTCTTGGCCGGGGGCGCCGCCACCGCCAGGCCCTGCCCCGCCACGTAGCGCCGCCCGCGCGCAGTCTCCTCGCCGATCACGTCCTGGATGTCGCTGTCGGTCGTCATGCCGTCTTCTCCTGTGCCGCGTGTGCGGCGGTCTCATGCACCCGAACCATGCCGAAGCCGAAGCCTCGGTGCCGGCCGATGCCGCGCAGCATGGCGGTCTGCCGCTGCTCGTAGGTCGACCACTGCGCGTAGCCGGTGACCTCGACCGCCGTGGTACTCCACGACAGCGCCCGGCGTCCCCGCGCAGGGCCTCGCTGCGTCTGGCGCACCAGCGTCACGTCCCAGCTGCGGGCGTGGTCCACCAGCACGAGCGGCGCGCCCGCGGACTCCAGGCGCTGCGTCACCCACGCTACCCGTGCGTCCAGCGCCTCGGCCGGGGTGAGCGTCCGCCCGTGCAACTGGGCCTGTGTCACCACGTCGACTTCGGCCCCCGCGGCGTAGCCCCCGAGCGGCTTCGACAGCCGCACGACGGGCAGCGCCACCACGGCGATCGGTGTCCGCAGATCGTGCACCAGCTCGCCGAGCCCGACGCACTCGATCTTGAGCGTCGACGTCGCGGCCCGCACCTCCGCTGAGGCGTGCAGGTTGCGCCAGCCGAGCCACTCCGCGGGCTGGTACATCTCGGCCTCGACCGTCGGGCCCACCCGCGTGAGGTGGAACGTCTGCGGCGGGACGTCGAACGCCTCCGCCAGCAGCACGTGCATCAGGTAGCCGATGTCCGAGAGCGGGTAGCCGCGCGCCCGAGCCAGCGTCTCCAGCCCACCGCGCGCGACCGACAGGCGGATGAGGTACAGGCTCACGCGGCCTCCGGGATCACGCATACCTCCTCGGCGGCGCGATTCCAGTACGGGTAGCTCAGCACCGCGTAGGCACGCGTGGCCTCGGGCCGCACGTCGGGCCACCCATCGGGCAGCGGGCGCATCGGCCAGCCGTCGCGCACAAGCGGGAACGTCTCACTCCACGGCGCGCACCCCTCGACCGTCCAGCGCAGCACCGCACCACGGCCCACCGCCCGGCGCTTGCCGAGGTAGCCCACGTACTGAAGCAGATCCGCTACAGCCGCGCCGTCGCCCACGGCCCACCACGTAAGCCGGTCGTCCTCCATGTGCCGTGTCTCCAGCGGCAGGCGGTAGGTTTTCTGGGCGCCGGCCGCGATGTTGATGCGCGTGAACTTCTCCACCGCCATCTCCTGCGCCTCGGCCAACGGGAAGCGGCGGTTGATCCACACGTGCTCTCGCTCGTCGACGTTGCCCACTGACGTCGTGCACAGGTGGAATCGTCCGCCCTCAGCGCGCGCAAGCGGGATCTCGATCGGCCGCAGCTCGGACACGCGCAGCGCGGGCGGCAGGTCCTGGACCTGGGCGACCGCCCACGCGAGGAGACCGTCCAGGCGCACCTCGGCCGAGGCCAGGCCGGCCCGCAGGGTGGCCGTGATGCGGAGCGGCTGGCGCGCGTCGCCCGCGGCCAGCCCTGCCGTGACCACCTCGGTCACGCGTCCACCCCGCGCAGCAGCGCTACGATCGCCTCGCGCCGGTCGGCCACGTGCGCGCGGAAGATCTCACCGACCCCCACATCACCGAACGTCATCGCCGTGGCGCTCTCGGACGGGCGCGCGATCGCGCACGACCAGCCCTGCACCGGCTTGATGTAGCCGTGGCCCGTGCCTGACTTCCCGCCGACGCGGGCGTGGGCGAGGAAGGCCGAGAGCATCAGGCGGAAGGTGTCGCGCTCGAGCTCCGAGTGAGTGCGCGCCTCGACACCCCAATAGAACAGCGACCCGGTGGCAATCGTCTCGAAGCTCCGGGGCATCATGGACGACTTGCTGTGCTCCTTGCCCACGGCGTCGTCCTCGGCGGACGCCGTCTCGCTGGCCAGGAGCCGCCCCTCGACCGCGGCGCGCGAGGCCGGCAACAGCAGCTCCCGCTTCTCGGGTACCAGGGTCGGGTCCATGC